TTGAATTGGTGGTTGTTGTTGTTGTTGTTGTTGCATCATCTGTGCTTCAGCTTGCTCACGTTTCTGGTCAACAGCAGCCATTTGTGGCTCTTGTTGTTGTGCCATCATCTGTTGTTGTTGTGCCATAGCTTGTTGCTGCTCTTGTTGCCTCTCTTGCATACTCTTAACAAGATTCAATACATCAATACCAGATGATGCTGCCAAACGTTTAACAACTTCTTCAGAATTAATATACTGTTGAATAGCTTCTGGTCCCATTGTTTGTGCAACAACAGTAAGGAATTGTGCAAGACTTTCTCTGTCTTGACCACGACCCAAAGCATTGATACCAGCAACAATAGTAGGTTTGACAATATCACCTTTAGGTAAACGTGGTATCTCACCTGTTTTTTGTGCAACGTTTAGTTTACGATTAAGATAAGGTATAAGGAACTCAACAGTTAGTAGGCTGAATAATCCGCCAAGTTGACGTTCTAATTCCATCTGAGTCATACGAACTTCTTCAGCTGTAGTACGTTCAGATTGTCTTACATTAAGAATAAGGAATGCCTCACTCAATCGTTGACTTAAAGTACCTACCATTTGATAAGCAGTTTGAAAGTCAGCCGTCTTACCAACCTGTACCACACCAATATCATCAGGTCTACCTGTAATGATTGCACCATTGCCTGCCTTAGCAAGCGTTGATGGTTTGGTTGTACTGGAGGGTGACACGGTAAACACTATCTTAGCAGCTGCTGCGCTGCCTTCAACCAGTGCTTGCGACAGAGCTTCAAGTGACTTTAGATCACCAATGAATTCTTCTACCCTACCACGTCCGTAGACCTCACCGTCTACGTGGTTAAATCGTAGCACAAGCCAGGGGTTTGCGTCAAGGGGTGCTTTACTCATTGACTTAGGCAGCACCTGATCGTCTACCTCCTGATGCCAGACCCAGCGGTTGTTGTCTCTAATACAGTGTGTATAAACATCACATTCATCATCATGACGTGATGAGTTATCGCTTGGTGTATTAGGTTTTGGCTCTTTGTATTCAGGGTAATTTTTTTTTAATAGTTTTTTTGATATTGTTTCTTTTGTTATAATTTCAATAACATTACCGTTGCCATCTCTATCTACTACATATCGGTTTAAAGGATAAAGCTTAAGCCCATCCTTACCCATAAAGATAAGAGCATTACCAGCTACTACAAGATGCTTTAATGCTTGATGAACGACAACACGATCACTGGAAGCTGCAATAGATTCCATGATGGTACGTTCAACTTTAGCAAATGACAAGTCTAGTTCTGATCTAATCTCTGGTCCTAATTCTCCAGGAATATTAATATCATTTACCTGTAGCTTAAAGAAACTGGTTTGTGGTGGTAGCAATGCAAGCATTAATTTACTTGCAAGTGTTACCACACCTTTAGCTCCTTGTGATTGCCACGGTGTTGTTAATTTTAACGAGCCTTTAGTATAGGTCTCGTCTTCTCGGATAAGATAAGGTAAAGTTAGATCTGCTGCTTGTCTAGCAGTGTTTAAAAACTGGGAACGGTCTGAAGACAATCTATCATAACGTGTTTTAGCAGTCATTAGACGTTAATTACTCCAGGTAATGGTGCTTGTTGTGCTGAACCAGCGGCGATAGCTTTATAAGCAGTTGGGTTTACTTGCAATTGTCTGCGTTTAAACCCTTGTGTTCCTGCAGTTTTTGGTGATTTAGAACCAGAGCTAATTTGAAACTTACTTTCAAGCCCTGCTCTTGCTGTATTAGCTGCTTGGGTACGCTGACCAATTTCCATCTGTCTTAGTCTTTCCATTTGACGTTGCTCAGCTTCACGTTGTCTTTGCAATTCAGCTTGTTGTGCATCATATTGTCTGAACACTTGTTGTGCTCCACTTTGAAAAGCCACACCTTCTGCAGAAGCTTGTTTCCGCATCTCATCGTATGACAATCCAGCCTGACTAGCAGCACTTACAGCTTGCAAACCTGCATGAGCCATCGTTCCTTCATTGCCACCGTACTTACCAATGAACGTATTACTACGTGCATTGAGATAGTCACGTGCTTTTTGTCCAAAACTAATACCTTCACGTGCAGCTTGTGCTTGGATTTGACGGACAGTTAGTCCAGCATCAATTGCTGCTTGCACTCCTTTCATACCAGAGTGACGCATAGTGTCAGTGTTGCCACCGTATCTTTCGATAAAACTCATTTAATTTTCCTCCATATAATTAATGATCCATTCCACAACACTACGTTGCCCGGATCTATACATAATTTTTTCCATCGTATCTTCAGGGTTAGGGTTAGTTGGTGGAAATGATTCTTCTAATTGGTGTATGAGTCCACGGGACTGCATCCCTAAGACTTCAAGCGTATTGGGGGAGGTTGACATTACTATGCTCAAAGAACGCTGGCATTCTTGCTGCTTTAGTTGCGGAAAGCTCAGGAGCCTTGCCCTCATACATTAAGCGATCACTAGAATCCAGCCAAAATTTTTTATCCAAATATTTATCGGTAGTATTAATACCTAAAGGTTGCATTACCCAATTGATAGTTGCCTTGCGGAGTTTATCAAGAGAAGGACTGACAGTAAGCCCCAGCTCCCGACAAACAATGCTATTGGCAGCAACGTGAATTTGTTCATCTCTGCTTATATCCGCACTGACCGTTCGCATTCCAGCGTCACCATTAAAGCGCATGAATGGTAAAAGAACGAAGAAAATTGCACGTTCGGCAACCATTGCTTTGAGGATTGTATGATCTGGATGCGCTGTCCAAGCTTCCCTGAGCCTGAGAGCTTCCGATTCAGCTTTTTCGTCAACCCCGTAAGCATTGGCAATGTAACCAAGTGCCAAGTCGTGATTTTCCTCGTCGGTGATATTTGATTCCAGTAACTCCCTCGATAGTTTTGGTACGTCGGTAGCCAATCCATCACGGATAAAATCTCCCACAGGTAGTTCCATATGTCGCAACGCAAGAGCACGGTGTACCGTCTTTTCCGCCCCTGCCTTGCATAATCCGGCAGTTGTTTGGACTGGTGTCCATTTCCTTTTTCTGTTCAGTAGTTTTTCGTAAGGGTTCATTCTTGACAATCACATGTAAGTTCTTCATTTAAAATGTCCTCCAAATAGTTGTCTACTTCTGATTCATCTAATGCAGCATAAGCACTAGATTTATCTTGTGTATCACTCATCACTTGTAGTGAATAATAGAGGCTTGTTTGCGGAGACCTAAGCCACTCTTCTACGAACGCATTGTCGTAGGTCACCATATCACTCCAAGAATTGAAGCTGTAACCATGAAGAAGTCCTGTGCGATTAAGCATCGTCATGATGCCGTCTGCCACTCTTTTATAATTATCCCAGCCTACGTTTGACGCAATCTCTACGTCACCATAGTTGTAAGTTTGTACTCCGAAAGTACCTGAGTCGCGATCGACTGTCTTCGAGATAGGTGGAGCGATTTCTGGTGTGCTAGTATAGCCATCCAGATCCACGCTTCGATAACTGCAACTGGCGGTTGGCGCGATAGCAAAGGCTCGAACCATATTATATTCGCGAGCAATTGTGGCTGCTTGGTTAATTCCTGAAGCAATTTGAGAGACAAGTTCATAAGCAGCAGAGCGGATAGTTTCGTTGTTGTTGTATTGTTCTAATGCACGACCAAATTGATCGTATGTTACTCCGTACCGCCGAAGGAGATTTGCGAGGCCAAGCATTCCGAGTCCCACTTGTCTATCAACTTCAGGCGGGAGGTATTCTCCAGAATCTCCGACAGCTGTCCTACTATGTAGGCTGCACAACTCGGACATACCTTCAACAAATGCTCGTGGGATGTCATCGAACTCACAGGCTCCAAGATTGATATGCTGTAGTAGACAGGTACCTCGTGATGGCAGGTATACTTCGAGACAGACGTTACCTCTGATGCGCTTTCCTTCATTGTCATATTTTACTTTGTTTAGCCAGATGTCGCCTGATTTGATTCCAAATAATAGTTCTTCCTTGAACGTACAATCCTGCCACCACTCTTCAGTAATGTTGATGCATCGTTTGACCCAAGGTAGTTCGGATCTATTAGCAGTGATAAACTCCCTAGCATCAGGATGGGATAAGTCAAGGTGCAGCACAATCGCACCGTTCTTATAAATGCCCCCACGTCGTAGTATTTCATTTAAAGAAGAGTAAATTTTACCAAAACTTACAGGACCAGAAGCAGTAACCCCTGACTCTCTTGTATAACCTTTAGGGTCAAGTTTAGAGAGATGAATAGCACAACCTGCACCATACCTGAGAGCATGTGAGGCAAACCTCCAGCTTGCTTCTATACCATTTGGCCCCTCCATCTCATTCTCTACGGTATAGACCGTACAGCTGACTGGTAAGCGATGTGTAGGATCATCGATCCATGATTGTACACGTCCTGTACGTGCGATATAATTAGTCATTGAGTAGATCAGTTAGGTTTGGAGGTTTGTAGTTTGGTCCTTTTAAGACCTTACCGTCTGGGCGGTAAATAGGTTGTCCATTCTCATCTAGTTTGGACATGTTTGATTTATGGACACGATCCATAGCTTCATCTAGATCCCAGCCTTCATTAGCAGCAAACTGGTAGCACACATAGACAAGATCACAAAGTTCTTTTAATTGTTCGTATTTATCTTTGAAATGAAAAGCTTCGTGAAACTCTGACCACTCTTCATCGATCAAAGATTTCTGAGTCAGCTTCCCATTCTGGGAATTGGGAATCGAATAAGCTGTTCGAAACTCTTTCGCTTGGTCCAATAGTGTCGGTACGTGTGTTTTCAAGTTCATTTTCTAGATAGTGGATTGCTTTTTTAAGATCAGAAACCGCACTATCTTTGTAACCAGCACGGCAGATATATTTCACTGCATTACCAAGATGGTAGTTTAGTTGTTGGTCTCTGATGAAGTCCCAACATTCAATCTTACCTCTGGTGTAATAAGCGGGTGAGTTGGCCATTGTTTTACTAGATTGGATACGGTGTTAGCTAAGGCAAAGTTCTGACGTTGTAGCGCCATAAATAAAGTAATAATATCAGTCTTATCAGCTTTAGGCAGTAAATCTTCAAGTCTTCGTATCTTGAAGTCCTGTTCCACTGTCAACTCTGTAATTGGAGGAGGGGGAAAAGAGTATGGGTTGTTTTGCTCTCCAGTCATAATCATCTGTGGTAAGGATCTTTGCAAGTCTTGCATTTTGTAGTGCAATGTCTTCACTAAGATCTTTCTCAGCAAATGCATCAACAACTGTTTTCCAAGTATAACCTTTATCTTCAAACAAAGCTACTGCTCGTTTGATTCCAATTCCGGGTACGCCGCTGTAGCCATCGGTTTGGTCTCCTGCAAGCGCCTGTATAAGGTGCCAACGTTGTCCCTCTGCTTCTTCCACATT